GGGATTTTCCCGGAAACAGACAGCTGGCAATGCCGCCGCCAAAAAGCAGGGCTGCCAGTCTCATAATAAACATATGATCCATATTCATAAATTGATTTAGATTTTTCCAGTTCAGACTGGGAGCCGTCATTATAGAGCAGGTATATCATCTTGGTGTTTATGCCCACAACCACCCAGAGGTATTCCTTGCGGAATCCTTTTCCCTTGCTGTTCTTTTCCGGGACGAGTATTTTGTAATAGGTTTCGTCGGCTGCCTTATAAGGATCACTCAAAGCTGTCTGCCGGATACACTTATAAAGATTTTCAAAGAGGCTTGAGGCTTTTTCCATCAACTTATGAGCCGTAGGTTTCTTCAGCGTAAAGCCATGACTTTCGAAGTAGTTGATGATTCTTTCAACTGGTAGCGATTATATATAACGTAATTCCATCAGCCTGGCAATGAATGAGCCGTCATAGCTGGAATTCAAGAAAGCCGAGACCGGTGTTTTTCCCTCAAAGAGACGACCGTCTTGCGCATAGGTGTGTATCTTGTAGACGTGCTTGATGAAGCGCATGGGTACACATTCATAGCGGACACATATTCTGGTAGCGATGGTAACCAGCCGGGCGTTATTGATGTCAAAATCAGGATCTTCGGGATAAACGTCATGTTCCTCCTGCTCCATCTCATAATGTATGCCACGTTTGGCCCCATTGTTCTTTCTGGCTTTACGCTTATCTGCTTCTCTCTTCTGCCGCTCTTCCTCCGGCAATGCAGGTTGAGGGGGGGGCTGTTCGGATGTGTTTGATACAAGTTTGGCGCTCCCTTTAGTAAGACGCTGTTGCTTGCTAAGAGATTCGCCTTTTTTGAAGGAGTGCCTCTTTAAGGGAAGAAACCTCCTTTATCAAATCATCTATCTGGTCCAGGAGTCTGTTGTTATCATCCCGCAACTCCTTGATTCGCTCCTTCAATAACTCTATGACCTCATCCTTTTTCATGGCATAAAAGTACAAAAAATCAATGAGTCGGCCAAAATAATCGGATGGTAATTTGAAATCAAATAGCTAATGTACAGTGTATTACATTAAATCCTAAAACGTTTTCGCAACCGTACAGACTTCAATGACACTCCATTTAAGATAAAAGACAAAACCTGATAAGAGATCTCATAATTGCCTGTATGGGGGTTAAATGTCGGCAACTCAAAACTTCCACCTTCCAGACGCTTGTAGTACAGGAGAAAGCCATCACCATCCCAACGCAGTATTTTTACACTCTGCCGGTTTTTGCCAAAGAATAAAAATACATCTCCGGAAATGGGGGACAACTCCTTCATTTGAGAGCGTATGATTTTGAATAAACCGTCAATGCCAAGGTTCATACGAACAAAGCCCAGGTACAGATAGTAGCGATTGGCTGATGTTAGAGAATACATGGATCTCCCTCCTTTCTTTCGTAATCGCGTAACATTTTTATAACACCACCGGGTGTGGTCCGTTTGACCGAAATGGTGGTTCCACTGTTAAAGGTGATTGTGATCCCGGAAAGACTAAACTCTTCTTCCGACAACATGGCGGGGGCTATTTGAGTGAACGAAGGAGAGAAAGTTGTCGGTCGGGAGGGTTCAACGCCGCCATAATAATCACAGACCGCATCTGCCTTGACTTGTTTAACGCTATAGCCCCGTCTGGACATCCAGGAACTCATACCTCCAAAAGTGGTATGCTGATCGCGGCAAACATCGGCTAAAGAACAATTGTAGTCTACTTTCAAACTTCAAGGAAATGTTTCCAAGTTTTTCCAAATCGATTTTCTGCTAAATCCATAATGATTCATTTTTATATATGGCAAAAATATAAGAATGAAAAATGGGCGGCAAGATAGAATCGCGGAAACGCTTACTCCAATTTCGTATTTTTTATATGTATGTATTTGTTTATCAGTGGTTATAGTATTTGATATTTTAGAAACTAAAAGATTGAGGGTATCTGTATAAAGCAATAATTATCTATGATTTAGATAGATTTTATAGTGAAAAGTTCCCCAATTACATAGAGGGGCGTAAATTTGTCCCCCGTATGTGGCTTGGGGGACAAAAATATTGAAAAAATAGGCATAACAAAAGAAAATATCTTTCCTAAAACTATTATTTTGCCATATTTAAGTCGTTTTTAGTCAGCATTTTAGATTTTTTATAATTGTAACTATATGATAACTATATAGTTAGGTTACTTCCCGATGCAGTATGTGTACATCTTTGATTATCAATAGTATAGCACTCTAAAAGGTACAACCAGCAGGTTGGTAAGTATCTGAGAATGTGTAAGTTAGTGATTTTTAGTACCATTCTCGGCTTGTACCTCCATTTTGGAAAGTAAAAGTAAGTGTAATTTCTTGAATATCAAAATGTGCGGTACAAAAACTTGTGAAAAATGGCGTTTTTTGATGAGAAAAGGTACAAAAATGGCTCTAAAACCAAAAGCCACATTATGATTATTTTGCGAAGTACTTAGTCTTCAACCAATAGGCATAAATCGGGGTCTGGAACAAGATTTCACAAGCCTTATTATCCAATATATCATTCTTGATAAGAGCAACCTTTGAACGGGAAATTGAGGTCGTTGAAGAAATTTGATAGCGATGTATCACTTGGTTAAACTGATGGCCTTTTCTCCGGCAGTAAGGGCCTTGAGATTGTTCAGTTGCTGTGTGCCAGTGTCTCGGTGATTATTATAAACAATAGACTTATGTGACAGCGGTCGCTATTTTTTTAAGATAGCCTTAACAGTAATATTCTGAACAGAAAAGGAAGTATTATTTCTTTTATTGTTCAAAATATTACTATATTTGCAGTATGGACAGGCAATTAAATGAAATAGGAACCATTCCAGTAACGACTTCAATCATTGAATCGTTATATCCGGAACTTAAGTCTGCTAATAAGAAAGTAACCTGGCTCGAAAAGCAAGAGGTTATCATCAGACTTAAGCGAGGACTTTATGTGATCAACCCCGAATATTCAGGAAAGACTCTATCGAGTGAGTTGATAGCCAATCATCTCTATACACCTTCGTATATCTCCATGTCTACTGCATTGCGATATTATGGACTTATCCCCGAGGCTGTATATGTTCATCAATCAATGACTGTAAAACATCCCCGAAGCTTTCAAACTCCAGTCGGCAATTATGACTACAAATATATTTCAAGAAAGGCATTTCCAATAGGAGTAAGGAGTATAAATAAAGGTGACTATGCATTTCTGATTGCATCACCGGAAAAGGCTTTGTGTGATTTGATTGCCAATTCCTCAAAAGTCATTTTTCGTTATATGAAGGATGTGGAGACATATCTTGAGCAGGATATTCGTATGGATATGGATGAGTTTTATAATATGGACGCAACCATATTTGAAGATTATATAAAAGTTGGCAAAAAGGCTGATTCAATTTCAACACTTCTAAAATTCTTAAGACGATGAAAAATGAAATATTCGACAATATGCTCTCCCGTTATGATTTAACAACAGAGCAACATAAGCGAAACGCCATATTTGAAGTTAACCAGCAGATGATACTTGCAGGTTTGTATGCCGGAGGCTTCTTTGAGTCGGCTGCGTTCTATGGCGGAACTTGTCTGAGAATCTTTCATGGCTTGCAACGTTTCAGTGAGGATATGGATTTTTCATTGCTTGCGCAAGATGATAAGTTTGATTTTACGAAATACTTTCCTGCTATCATTGATGCCTTTGCAATGGTTGGCCGTGAGGTTGAAATAAAGAAAAAAGACAAGAAGAATTTCGGAAAGGTCGAATCGGCATTTCTTAAAGATAATACCGATGTATATGATGTGACTTTCCAGACAGAGAAGTCAATAAAGATAAAGATTGAAGTAGATACTTGTCCACCGTTGAACTTCAAGACAGAACAGAAACTATTGCTTCAGCCACATTCATTTATGACCCGTTGTTTCACACTTCCGGACCTGTTTGCAGGCAAGATGCACGCACTGGTCTATCGTGCATGGAAGAATAGAGTCAAAGGTCGTGATTGGTATGACTTTGAATGGTATGTACGCCATAATATTCCGTTGGATTTTATTCATTTGGCAGAACGATGCAAGAAGTTTAACAATGAGGATATTACTCCAGAGTTATTCAAGGAGAAACTCATTGAGCGTCTCTCTACAGCTGATATAAAACAAGTGAAAGAAGATGTATTGCCTTTCCTTCGCAATCCAAAAGAACTTGATATTTGGTCAAATGATTATTTCATGCAGTTGGCAGGGATGATGAGAATGGGATAATCTTATATTTATGTAATGCATTTAGCGGTAAATAAAAAATGACAAATATAAGGAAACTATAAAATAATCATCGAAAATTTATCAAAGAATCTGCTTTTTATGCAAATTGATTTGGAGTTGTTCTCCTTAAAATAGATTACTTTTGCAGTATAATAATTAGTAAAGAATAACAAGTTGAAACAATAAATAGAAGTCATGACTGAAATTGAATTCAAATGGTTAACTGAACCTCTCGCTGTTTTACTAACAGGTAAAGGGGTGTTTATTGTGAGCATTGTAATAGCTGTAATTTTTGGATTTATATACTATAAGAATAGATCTAGACAATTGCTGAATAGCTTACCAGGACTGTTTACATCTTTAGGTCTTTTGGGAACATTCGTGGCTATCTGTAATTCATTAGGCGACATCAACCAAGATACACTTGAAATAGATACCATAATTCGAAATTTAGTACCTGCCTTTACATCTTCTATAGCAGGTCTTATTTCTGCGTTTATCGCAACAGCAGGATGTAAGATATGGTATTCATATGAAGACCGGAAATTGGAAAAGAAAATTAACCTACAAACACCTGAAGAGTGTTTGTATAACCTTACCCTGTTGTCAACTACAGCAAATGAATCTTTATCAAGGATTTCACAGCAACTTGTAGAACAAAGTGCCAAAAATGAAGTATATAATGAACGACTCAATACTACTATTAGCCAGCAAAGTAAGATTCTTGAGCAATTTATCAATGACTTTGTAAAGAGAATGGATGATATCTTTACTAAGATGCATGGTCAGATTGAACAGAATATTAAGGACTTTGGTGAAGAGCAGTTCAAAAAATGTGCAGATACTCTTGAGGCCTTGATAGATAAAATGTCTTCACTCTCTACAGGCCTGCTTGAAGAACAAAAGACTAATATCCAGCAAATGATTGCAGGGACCAATACAGAGTTACAGTTTGTATCTAACAATGTAACAGAACAAATCACATCACTCTGTACTCAAATGACTTCTGCATTGGCTAATTTACGTTCTAGCCAGGATGAAAGATTGACTTCTATCGTTGAAAACTATAATGCTTTGTCAGAGAAATTGGCTAGTCAGAACTCAGATTTCGCTGAAAAGATGAATGCACAATTTAATGCTGAATATAAAAAGATTCAGGAACAAAGTACAAACAGCTTGCAACAGATGGTTGATTTGAAGGACGCTTATGCTGAAGTAAATCAAAAAATGCTTCAAAGCAGTACATCTATGAATCGTGAAGTAAGTGCTGAATTACGCAATTCTCTTTCTACATTCGTAACGGACTTACAGAAGACTGTTACTGATGAAGTTAATGCCCTCAGTTCAGCAATTGTCATAAATGTAGAAGCATTAGAAAAGAGTTATGCATACATCAGTGATCATGTTCGAAATATTAAGGGCAACTATGAGAGTGCAGCTCAAGCATATATTGATGCCGTAAATAATGCTCATAGGATGAATGAGAGTCAAGAAAATATGCTTTCGACGATTAATGATAGCATGAAGCATATTGTCCACACAAATGAAAAGGTAGATGAAGTCATTGCTGTAATGGAAGAAAGACAAGAACGTATAGAGAACCTGATTTCTCACATCAATGAAATCAGCACAACAATTGAGACTCTTCAGAAACTTGAAAGTCAACTTAACAGAATTACCAACAAATGAGTAGGTTGAATTTAAAAAACGAAGGTGACGAGCATAATTTCTGGCAGAATTATACAGATTTAATGTCAGGTTTTCTGGTTGTATTTATCATAACCAGTCTTGTTGCATGGTATGGCTACATTAAGGTAACAGGAGCTATTGGTGGTGATGGTGGTAGTATAAAAGTCACCATTGAACAATCAAGAATGATTCGAGAGTTCAACGAAGCACAAAAGTCATTGGTAAGTGAGTATTTCCATTATAATGAGCAATATCAAAGATTTGAGTGTAAATCAGATATAATGTTTGAACCTAATTTGGCAAATATCCCGGCTGATAAAGAAGAAATTTTTATAGAAGCGGGAAAAGAGTTGGTTAACAAAATTTTGTCCAAATTTAAAGAGTCTGTAAACATCTCTTTCAAAATTATAATAGAAGGACGAGCAGCCAGACATTTGAACAAAGGTTCCAAGGAAGCAAATGAAGCAGCGGATAGAGCTGTATGGCACACAATGGAAATTCGTAGCTATGAACGTGCATTGAGCTTATATAATCTTTGGAATCAAAATGGGATAATTAAATCCATTCAAGAAATGAATGGAGAAGTGTTTATTTCTGGTTCGGGTTTTGGTGGTCAAGGTAGATATCCCAATACTCCAGGCCAAGAAGAACTCAACAAAACATTTATCATTCAAATCATCCCTTACATCAAATAAAGTAGAGGAATTATGAAAGTAAGAGACCTCAGACAATATATAAAAACAATTTCAAAAGGTAATGAAACCCTTGAACTAGTAGGTTCGAATAAAGAATACTTTTTGAATATGATGAGTGGGCAGGGACAAAAAGTCGATGCTCTCATAGCAGGTGCAGCCAGTTTTGCAAATAATGCAAAAGAACAGTTGTTCTATGAATTTGTGCAGAATGCTTATGATGCAAGTGCAGATTCTTTATTCTTCTATGCTAATGAAGAGTTCTTGATAGTACTAAATAACGGAGAACCGTTTTTTACAGATCTCAATATTTTTGATCTTCCTGAAGGCGAAGAGCCTAGAGATGGTCAGTTATATAATTTTTTGGCAAAAGGTAAATCCTTGAAGTTAAACGATGATGATAAACTAGGTAAATATGGTCAAGGTTCTAAGTTGCTTTATACACTTTTGGCAGATATAAATCATAACGTCAATACAGAAGAACTTCTTAAAGATGCCATCATTAATAACAAAAAAGGACCATACCTTGTTAGTTGGCACAATATGTCCCAGTTGGATGCTTGGCTTATTAACGATGATGAGTGGATTCCTGCTCAAGCAGACGACGTAGAGAACCATATACTGTTTGCGAAAATTCTTATGAGTTATTATCCAATAGCACCAGGTCAAGATTTAGAAAGATTTAGCAATGAAGAAGCGCAAAGAGCAATTAAGGCATTCAATGAATTAGTTGATCCACCAAGAAATAAATCGTTCTTGACTAGGGGAACGGCTTTAATTATACCTTTAGGAAAGGGTAAGTATGATGCGATCATTGAAGAAAACAACCTTGAGAATGTTCGTGCACGTTTAGGCGTTTTTGCTTCTATTACAGCTGATCAAGAGCGTAATGTAGGCAAATCACTTAAACATATATATGTGATGGGTAAGGAAGCAGAGCAGCATCCTGTTAGTTCGTTATTTGTTGATTTTGTAGAAGAAGGGAATAAATTCCATTATCACTTTGCTTTCAATCCAATATTCGCTGAAAAAAATGTGGTTAATTTCTTTAAGGGATTGCCTATTCTACAAACAAAATATCGATTTGGTTTTATTTTGGACAGCCAGATTTTAGAGGTAGATGATAGCCGTCAGCGTATAAGCGATACAGAAAAAACTTGTGATCAATTGCGTCTTGCCTATACACATTTGGTTGATGAATTGAAGTCACTTTTGGTTACAAATAGAGAAAAGTTTGATTATATCTATCAGTCCTTGATATCATCACGCCCAGAAGATAACTCTGAAGATGAACAGAAGATCCGTAAAGCATTCTATGATGTTATTCGTCCATTCTTGAAGGAATATGCTTATACATCTGAGGGTACTTACGTACCTTTTGAACAAGTATGTGAGGAAGAAAAGGAAACGAATGTTTTATTGAAAGATATTGGTATAACTGATTTACATTGGATTGACAATGAAAGCAGAAAAAAATATTCTTTCCACTTTGATAAAAAGGTTCGTGTTTTACGTTTTGCTGAGATGCTTCAAATGGCAGACATGGAAAAATTGTCCGCATGGATAAAGTGTATGTCTAAGGAGGATTATAGACTATTCCATACCAATTGTCTTGATTGTATCTCAGATATTGAAACAATACAATTATTCCGTTCAAATGAGAATAATTTATATTCATGGGGGGAATTGAAGTCTGATATTAACGTTTACTATATGGCTCAAACGACACAACCAATTTTTGTGGATCAAGAATATATAGTAGAACCTATGTGTGAGGAATATGATAAAGATGATTATTCAAATCTTTTCGGTAAGATAAAAGCAAATCTTGCAGAATTGAGAGAAACTTCTATGGGCAGAGATGCTGTATGTCAAACGCTCTGTATGATTGCCGAAAATGAATCTGATTACGAAGATGAAATTATAAATGGAATCACTGTTCTTCAGAACTGGCGTGGTGATTATTTGCCATTCTCTGAACTATTTGAAGAGCGTTTGGACGGGACTATTTTGTTTGACAATTTCCGCATCAAAGGTAGCATACCTGAATGTATTAAACAGCGAGATTGGCTTATTGACAAACAAGGCGACAATACTGCACTATGGAATTGGATCGTAAATCATTTCGATGATATAAAGCAAGAAGATGGCTGGGGCGACAACACAGATGCATATCTAAGAGATATACAGAATGCTTACAAGGCAGGTGGAACATCTGTTGCAGGTTCATTACTTAGATTATATCTTGACAAGGATGGTAAACCTACAGATGAACCATGTCAGAATGTAGAAAACTTCGATAAGTTATCTGAAGCAGAATATGAAAAACTTCAAGCTTCATATTCTGATTATAATTTTGTGCCATATAAGTACGAAAAGGTGTTAAGTTCTGCACCATTCATGATGAATACCTTATATGTCTACGACTTGATTGACCCTAATCAGTTTATAGACTTTGATACATTGGCTATTTTGTCGAAGATATCATCTGATGGATTCTTGCTTAAATACAGGGTTATAGGTAATGATAATAGCTTTATAGTTCAGGCCCTTAATGGTGGGAAAAACTATACTAATGACCTTGACACGGATTTGAGAAGTGCTTTGTTAGAGATTGGATTTTACTATATACCTCAAAAGGTACAAACTCTTATTCCATCAGATACAAATGCTTTCAATATAACTCGGGACGACTTTGCAAATTCTGTTGTAGATAAGATTTCAGATAAGAATCTAATATTCCCCCTTATCAGAGATTGTAGCTCTGCTGTTGTGGAACATTATATCAATTCGTTGTCTATAATATCTATCAACCATAAGATTACAGATTCTGATATTCGTTGGCAGATTATTAAATTTGCCGTGTCACGTGATACTAAAGAGAATGAATTTAGAAAAACCATATTTAATTGTATCAGACATAATAATGAAGGACTTCCTGAGACAATAAAGGATAGTGTTTTCATTGCTTATGATCATGAGTATAGTCTGTATGCCTTAAATGGTGATTATCAAGAAGAGAATGAACATATCGATTCATTCCTGGATTGTCTTCCTTCAGATAATGATGCAGAGTGGTTTAAGGAACAATTTTATGGAGACAAGAAGGAGAACGTTTCTTGCAAAGAAATCTATGACGAGATAAAAAATAAACATCTCACAATAGAACAACTCCGCTTCTGTCTTGACTATTCACTTAATGATGAGCCTGATTATTACAATCTTGAAATAGGTAAAGAAGAGAGTCTTAGCGAGGCTTTGACAATGATTAAGACTAACCAGTATAGAGGGTTTGATGAGTATTTCAAGATTTCTGATTTTGATTCAGAGACCCAAGTATTTGCAGAGCAATCTTTACTTAATGACGAAGAAAAGCTTCCCAACGAAATGCAGAAATGGTTGGAACAGAATGTTGATGCTATCAATTTGTTTGAGAATATCAGAACCGACAGTGAATCATACATTTCTGTAAGAAGACTCATTCGTGATAACGAAGAAGCTATAGCTATTCCTGATTTTGAAGACCCAGATAAAACTGAATCAATAATAAACTGGTTATTGAATGCTGAACTTATATACGTTTATGGTGATAATGCCTATAAGAATATAAAACGTATAATCGATAGACTACCAGAAGGCATTGTTAACATGGTATTCTTAAGGTATACTGGTAATGTCGAATGTCGTAATAAGTCACTTGACTCTATTTGCCCTACATTTACTCTTGAAGAATATGATAAAGAATCATGTTTCTTATCTATTTATTCTTGGACACCAATATTCTTGGATATGTTGATGAATGACAAGAAGGTGCAGAATTTCTTTGTAAATGAAGTTGTGTTTGCTTATGAAGGATTAGAATTACTTTCTAAACATAAACTACATAAATCTCCTAAACTAGAGGTTTCTGTTAAGGCTCATGAAGGAGATTATAATGAAATTGCAACAGAACCATATCAGATTTGGAAGAATATGCCCGAATCTAGAGGTATCTTGATTAAAACATCAAAGAAACCTATTGGTATAAACTTTACAATGCTCAAAAATAGGGAACAGGTTTTCTCAAAAGCAATAGATAACAAGGAATTTGGTTATGACACTAATGGTTTGGTAGTTGTTCAATATCCCAATACAGAAAAAATCTCTGCAATAAAGATGATAGAGAAACATATTGCCGATATGGAGTTCTTCCAGCAACCTTTTATTGTATTGCAAGGACTATATGTAGACCAATTGGAAAAACTTGAGCAAATTGCAGAAGAAAAAGGAACAGATATCGCTACGATAGTTCAAACTTCAGAAAAATCAATTAGTAATACAGGTGATAATGATGCGAACTTAAAGGTCGATGAAGATAAACTTGACAATATTAAAGAGTTGGCTGAATCATTTGATGCAGATGAATTGATGGAACTTGCTGATAAGAAAGACATGATATTAGAGATTCTTCATGAAATGCAAGAGGTTGATGATGAAACTCAAGAGTCGCAAGTTCGTCAAACAATTGGATATATTGGTGAACTTATTTATGAGCAATATCTATTGGCCCAAGGTAAGGATTATAAGTATGCTGCAATAGAAGGTATTGGAGATTATGACTTCCATAATATTACAGACAGGATTTATGTCGATGTTAAAACGACATTGTATAGTCTTAAAGATGGTACTGCTCCATTCTATTTACATAAATCTCAAAATACTTTTATGCAAAAGCATCCCAATGAGAAATACCATATAGTTCGAATATCATTAAACGACTTGGATTTGCAGAAATCGTATGAAAGAATAAGAGATATTTATGGTAAAGAAGCAAATCCTATGATTGACGAAAGACTCAAAGAGGATTGTTTGAAAATTGCCAAGAAGTATTGGAGAGGTGCAAAGATTGAACAATTCGATGCATTGTCACCAGAATATTCTATTAAGATAGAAAAGAAGTAAGATGAAAAATAGTATAACTCCTGCTCAACAACTTTATTATGCATGGGATTTATCGCATAAGAAATCGATCAGTGACGATAGTCGATTTACTGGCGTATTGTCTGAAGCTAAAGTTGATATGAATCCTCACCAAGTTGAAGCAGCTTTGTTTGCATTCAAATCTCCACTAAGTAAAGGTGCTATTTTAGCGGACGAGGTTGGTTTGGGTAAAACTATTGAAGCTGGCATTATTCTTTCAGAACTATGGGCAGAACATAAGAGGCGAATTATTATTGTTGTTCCTGCATCTCTGAGAAACCAGTGGAATTTGGAATTGATGGAGAAATTTTACTTACCATCAGTGATTCTCGAAAATGAAAGCTATAAGGAAATTAAGGAGTTGGACACTAATCTCTTTGAAGATGGTAGACATATCATAATCTGCTCATATAATTTCGCAATAAAGCATTCAGAAGAACTTCAGTTGGTTGATTGGGATTTGGTCGTATTTGACGAAGCTCACAAAATGCGTAATGTCTACAAAAAAGGTAATATCATTGGTAACACAATGATGAATACTTTTAAGCATTATAAAAAGATTTTGTTAACTGCAACGCCATTACAGAACAACCTAAAGGAACTATATGGCTTAATAAGCATTATAGATCCACATTTCTTTTCTACCGTTGATTCGTTTAATGAGCAATACAATACGATTACTACCAGAGACTCTGCAAAATTTGGAGAACTCAAAGGTAGACTGTCTCATATTGTACATAGAACACTGCGTCAACAGGTCAAAGAATATGTCAACTATACTAAGAGAACTGCATTTGTACAAGAATATGAAGCTTCTCCTGAAGAAGTACAATTGTATGAAAATATAAGTGAATACCTTCAAAGGCCAGGAACATATGGCATTCCTGAGAAGGTAAGGCCTATGTTGTCATTAATTGTCAGAAAGATAATGTCTTCTTCTGCATATGCGTTAAGTTTTACTTTACAGCGTTTTGTTGAAAGACTAGAACATTACAAAGTTACTGGTGAATTGTTATCGGCCATGTCAACGGTAGAAAACGACTATGAAGTAACACTCGATGAAGAGAAAGACGAAATCAACGAAGGACTGAATCCTGCAATTTCTGATGCGATTGATTTGGAGATAGCTGAATTACGTATGTATCAGGAACAGGCAAAGTCTATTGTAAATGAGACTAAGGCAAAGCAATTACTCGTTGCTCTAGAAAAGACATTCCATAAAAATGAGATACTTGGAGCACCCAAAAAGGCTTTAATTTTTACTGAAAGTCGTAAAACTCAAGAGTATTTAAAATCTTTCCTTCAGAATAACGGATACCAAGGAAAAGTCGTTTGCTTTAATGGCTCAAACAATGATGATGATTCTAAATCCATCTATCGAAAATGGCTATCTCTATATGCAGGTTCTAAACGTATATCAGGAAGAACAATTATAGATAGAAAACAAGCATTGGTTGACCATTTTAGGACAGATGCCGAAATCATGATTGCAACAGAATCAGGTGCTGAAGGTATCAACCTGCAATTCTGCTCACTTCTTGTCAACTACGACATGCCGTGGAATCCTCAAAGAATAGAACAGCGAATAGGACGTTGCCACAGATATGGACAAAAATTCGATGTGGTTGTAGTGAATTTTGTAAATCAGTTGAATTACGCAGACTGTAGAGTCTATGAATTGCTAAATGAGAAGTTTAATCTTTTTGAAGGCGTATTTGGTAGTAGTGACGAAGTCTTAGGCTCATTGGAGTCTGGAGTTGATTTTGAGAAGAAGCTTAATCATATTTACCAAACTTGTCGTACAGAAAGAGAAATTGAGGCTGCATTTAATCAACTTCAGTCTGAATTGGAAGAGATTATACAACAACGAATTAAAGACACCAAAAAGTCTTTACTTGAAAATTTTGATGAAGAGGTTGTTGATAAGCTGAAGATTCGACAAAGCGAAGATCGTGATAGAATAAATTCTTATAATCGTCATTTCTGGCGACTAGCCAAGAGTGTTTTGAAAGATTCAATTACTGACATTGATAATGAAAATCTTACTTTTGTTTTACCTGTATCACTAAAAAGCAATATACCTTTCGGTACTTACATATTAAACAAAGATCATGGAGATTTTCATCAGTTAAGAGTAACGCATCCTCTTGGCGAATATATTATAAGCAGAGCTTTAGAGACCCCTGTTTCTGATGCTAGTATTGAATTTGAAGTAGACAATTTATCCTCTAGACAAGTTTTGCTGGAAAAGTATAAGGGAAAATCCGGCGTAGCTGTCGTATATAAAGTAAAGGTTTACAATGAATTAGATTCACATGAACATCTTCTTTTCTGTAGCAAAACTGATGATGGAGAGAATCTTTCACCAGATTTTCTTAAAAAATTGTTTGAAGCAAACGCTATTAACGAATCGAAATGGTCTGGAGAAAATATTGAAGAGCAGCTGACCGAATCATATGAGCAACAATTGTATGACTTGAAACATGATGTTTATAGCAGATCTGAAGAATACGTTAGTTTTGAGATTGATAAGTACCAAGCTTGGGCAGAAGATCAAGTTTACTCACTAGAGAATGAAGTTATTGTTCTTCGCAAGGAAGATGAAGCCTTGAAAAGACAAATTCGTAAAGAAAGAAATGCAAAATTGAAACTTGAGCTTCAGGAGAACGAAGCTAAAATAGCAAAGCAATTACGTCAGAAACAACGCCAACTGTTCGATATGGAAGATGAATGTGCGGATAAAGTTGATGCTATGACTGTAAAACTTCGAGTTGCCATGACAAACCATTATGACACATCCACTTTTATGCGTTTTAGATGGCATATTAAATAACTAAAGGCTTCCCAAACAGAGAAGTCAATAAAGATAAAGATTGAAGTAGATACTTGTCCGCCGTTGAACTTCAAGACGGAACAAAAGCTATTGCTTCAGCCACATTCATTTATGACCTGTTGTTTCACACTTCCGGACCTGTTTGCAGGCAAGATGCAATTATCATCCGGTAAATAATCCTGAAAAATTTGAACTTGTGAAATCTGTGGTTGATAGACCTTTGTGTGATACGTAGTGTAAACTGTATAGAATCTTTTCGATACAACAGAATTTATAATCAAGTAGCCCGCCATAAATGAAGACTGTTTATGGCGGGCTACTTTTTAGATAAAGAAACGGTAATCGTATGTTACACCATTATATTGTCTTAACAAGTTTCCCACCTGTGCCAATGTATTAGAAGTGTCAATTGTGGCAGGTAACTTTGTATATAGATTAAACGAGTTCCAATTCATCTTTGTAAATCCTAGAATTTCTTTAGCAATAGTTTCCAAATCTCCAGGTCCATAGTATTTGGTAATTTTTAAAGGAGCAGGAATACAACGTCCTCCTTGGTAGTATCTACGATTTGACTGTATTGAGGGAACTACTCCATGTGTCCATAACAAAGCATTTCTCGATGATAGTTTAATGCAAGTTCCTCTATCAACAGGATATCCATCTTCAAGAAATTGACCATACATAATCTTCTCTGCAATAAACTTTAAATCATATTCTTGAGTGATTGTGATCAAATCAATTTCTGATATTCCTGCTTGCTTTAATGCGTTTGTTATACCTTCAATCTCATCATTCTTAAAAGGGGTTCGTTTATGAATTACAACTCTTTGAGGTAACTTTTCCATAGCGTCTTGAAAAAGAGCCAGTATATCCATTCCAAATTTATAAGCTTCTTCAAAATTTAAATAAGGATTTTTCTTTTTGTCAAATTGAGGATGTTCAACTTTTGACAGTTTATATCTTAATCCCTGTCCTTGTGCATTGTATATATGGCTACAACCTAAAACAACTTCAGCTTTACCGGAATATTGCTTTTTTATGCTATATCCGATTCCTGCATATGCTGTATTTTGATCTAAGTCTGCAAGAGTCCAGGGAGTTCTTAAAGCTTTTACAAATAAAGCTAAAGAGAGCCACCATGAAATTTCACATACCATCTTGTCATATAAAGTCTTTTCTTCTATAAATTGGGTTGTGAATCTATGTTGGGCAGCAAAAGCTTTAATGTAATTATGTAGATCAAATATTTCTCCGTGATAATTGAATTGCCTATAGTTACTCCATGAATTAGGTATAAATATTAATAGCACAATTCCTGGGAACTGTTCTGAGAGTTTTTGCCCTTCTGCACAAATCGTTTTTGCTAAATCAATGGCACTTTTAGGATTGTCATTTATTGATACCCATTTTTCAGAATGTATTTCAGGTATATCAAGTCTACAGTTATAAATATTACTAAAACCTGTATAATGATGTACATAGTCGGATAAATTATCTGCAGATACTGTAGAATTTAGCCTTTTTAGAAATTCACTAAATTTTGAAGAATAAGAAGCAGGACAGATAATGCCAATGCATACGTCTTTGGGGAATACATCAAAATAATTCGCATCGAAAGGTCTGTATTTTGATAATCCTCTCATCGGATTGTCATCATATGCTGGTTTATTAACGTATGGATTTATAAATTCAAGCTTGGGTTCGTTAATGTGTATGCCATGATATAATGTTTGATTTATATTATATCCCTTCGGAGAATATATCGTTATGTTACCTTGTCCGCAATGGTGTATTTCAGCGTAACCACGATTATTGGATATTTTAAAGATAAAACCACTTCTTGAATTAACAGGAATCTCAAAACTTAATCTTTTACCATTAAACATTATATTACACCATTCTTGTAATTTCTTCTCATATTGCTGATTTCTCATTTTATCCAAATATTCATGAGAGTATTGTTGTTTGAGCTCCTTTTTAATTTGGTCATTAGAAATAAAATAGACTGTTGGAGTGATTGAAAACAAGACATATTTCTTTTGTGGGACAAATGATAATCCACATTCAATAGCTTCATGTATTGTTACATTATCTTTATTTGCATAAATATCTTTTTTATATAGCATAGAACGCTTATAATCAACACCTAATCCTATAATTTGAGAGATTCCATAAAGTACAGCTTTGAGGAATAATTCTTTAAAATAGCTGTTTTTTTCTATTTCATCAATAGAAACATGAACACGTTCAATTTCACTAATTAAATTTTTCCCAAAAACTTCATTGATAGTAGATACAGTTGAGATGGCATATACTTTGTCTTTATATGGTACAGCAATAAGGGGTTTTTCTTTAATCTTTTCTCTAAGATATTTCCATCTGTTTTCATTCTTATCGTATGAAATTTGAAACTGAAATATTTCATCGGGAAAAGTAGCCGGAATTAGATTACTTTTCAGATATTTTTTTGTACTACTTCCATCATGTATGGAAAATGGAGTTGTTGTATTGTCTATACTTATTACTTTAAGTATTTCATTGATTTCCTCTTGTTTATTAGAATCTTCGTTAAAACAGAATTTTACAAGAGATAACATGACGTTATCAAATCCGTTTGTGTCAATATAAAACGCTTGTCTACCAGCAGATCGAATAGTTTGAATCAAATCTGCTATTTCTGGTGTAATATCCTTGCCGTAGCCACACCAATACAATCTTCCTGCTCCCTTATCCGTAAAAGCTTCTTTCAAAGCAGACATAAGGGATTTATCTCTTCCACTATATCCTATGATAATTAAATTTTTGTCAACAAAATAACGTCGCAAAGCTGAAACAAATTCACTATTCTGTGAATCTAGTTCTTTCTCTGTATTTTTGAGTGTTCTAAATTTACAATCTCCATGTAATGCTATATAAAGTAATTCACTTGAACTTTCTGTCCTATATATACGATCAACGCAATCAAGATTTATAGCTATAGGTGTTATATTAGCTTGTTGTGCAGCTCTTTCCACGAGTCCATCGAAATTTGTACTCCAAACAGATTTTACAATTCCATATTTATTCAACAGACATAGCAATTTATATCCTACATATGGACTTTTTCCATTGCAAAGGCTTTCAAAATATTTAGTTCTGTCCGCATCTATTGGATATGAAGCTTCGGCATAAAAAGAATATTCTTCTGGACTCCCCAATTGTGGATATTTCCCTTGCACATCTAACCATTTCTGAATGATGTCTTTACTTAAATCAGATTTTTTGGGATCTACTAATTTTTTTTGATTACCTGATAATGATTGATATATTAAAAATTTCCAATCCCATATACAATCATTTGCCGATTGAATACCAGATGATATGGATGCACCGGCACCTAATAGGACACCAAATGACCCATCTAAATTTTGTTTGATTGATCGTAAAAAAGCATCAAATTCTAAATATAAATTTTCGGGCATATTCATATTTATATTATAAGTCGTTGGTTATCGTGATTTTATTATTTCTCGTATATCTGACTCACAGTCTCGGCTGTTTCTTTCATCATTTGTCGTAATGACTCAGGGGCAATAACCTCTATTTGTGCACCAAACGAACGGAGCAAAGAACGTAACTCATAATTATTTTGGACTTTTAAGGTTATTTTCCAATATCCATCTTCAAGAGGTGTTGTCACAGCTGATTGAGATTCATGAAGTGGCTTAGTCACAATATATCCAATGGCTTTATCACTAACCTTTAAAATGACTTCTTCTACAGGAGCATTTGAACGCGAAACGCCGACGATATCGCTAAAGTATTCTTTAAAATCTATTCCTTCAGGTTGTATTATGTATTGTTTAGATGTTTCCTTTACTCCTTCGATTCTATCAATTGCAAAGTTTGATAGATAATCCGAGTCTTTATGTTTGCCGATCAGAAACCAGCGATTATTATATTGTTTAAGATGATAAGGAGTAACAATTACAGTTCTAGCGTCCTTCCCAAATGGATGATATATAATTTCAATTACCCTTTTGTTAACAATTGCATTAAAAATGGGTTTATAGTATAAATCCATTCCTTTGAGATAGGGATTATGCTGAAAACTTACAACTGAATCCAGACTATCTCCTAATTTACTGGTCGTATATAGCCTTTTTTCAAGGTCGTTTAACCACTCAAATTGTGGTACTCCATCGAAACGTTTAAGAAGTATCAATGCATCATAAATCAAATTGAGCTCTTCTTGATTGATAGGTTGATTTTTAATGGAAGCCCCTTTGGTATGGTATCGGTAATATTTTCTATGCCCATCTCGAATGGCATCTATCTCCATACTATATCCTTCTTCACTTTCAATGAATTTTAGATCTTCTTGCACTTGACGTTTTTTTACTCCGCAACCATCTTTCGTTTCTCCATTGTACAGATAGAGCGCTTCATTGCAGGCATCTACTAAATCCTCAATATAGTAACGCCTAGACCAATTGCTCAGGCATTTATCTATAATCTGGTATCTTAACTGCGCATTCTTATTCGTTGGCATAGGCAATACTATTTATCAAATAATACAAAGCTAGTTATGAACAATGCAGTCTTTCTGCATTGTTCATAATCTTTTATATTAAATCTTCTAATTTATCTACTATTGCAGCAATTTCTGTAGAATCAATACTTCCGTTCTCATGGTCAACTGTAGTAAATAAATTTACTCCTTCGATGTAACCGATTGATTTATAAAAATCTCGTTTCTTTTCCCATGATTCCCTATAGGCAGGATTATCTAACATTCCTAAATGTTCCCAAAGGATGGTATCTCCAGATGCATCTTCAAAAGTAAAATCAGGAATACATCTGCGGCCGTTATCTTCTATCATTCTTTCATATTCAAAGTCAATACCTCGTTCATATAGCATATTAGCAATAATTACTTCAGACTTGCTACGTACGATTAAACCTGGCTTTAAGGTTGTGTGAATCAATCCTTCCACATATGGAATGTTTGAAATATCTTCACGAACAGATGTAGAGAAAAGATTTGTATTTCGCTTAGCTAAAACTGACATCTGAGGTTTAGTATACTCGATTAACCACGATATATTATCTTGTATCAACAGAATTAATTTCTTTCTTGCTCGTGTTAAAGCTGTATAGATTAGTTCACGTGAAAGTATACGTCCGCTTTTAGGAAGAACAACCAACACAGTATCAAAATCGCTCCCTTGACTCTTATGGATAGTTATAGCATAAGCCAAGTCTATTGTATTATCAGCCTCATCCGACTTAGAAGAATAATATGAAAATCTCTTGTTGGGTAACCCGGTAAAAACAACTGTCGATTTCTTTTCCCACTTATTTGCATAATTAACAAAACCTATTTGACCATTTGAAAGTTGACATTCTTCTTTACTCGTAGATTTCTTGCGTTCATTCTTTAATTGAATGACCTTATCTAGAGCAGATATGGTAATAGGAGCTATTTCTATTGAAAATTTTTTATTTATACCAACCCACTCTTGGAAATACGAATTAATCTGGAATGTTCCCCATACCGGATTTTTTACCGGGGACAAAACCTGAAATCTTTCAACCTTTGACGGATCATTTAAGGCTTTATTTACATCGTCAAGTCCTATAGATTTACGAATCTTATCGGATAAAGATTTACCTTCCTCTTCTGGCAACTCTTTTTCAATGGCCTCTTTCAAGCAGTCTTTAAGGTCGTTTTCATCATTCCAAGTATAAACAACCAAGTCATTATTAAGGTTTCCTTTGGCAACTTGCTCAAAAATGAGATCGGAATTCTTTGCAGGTTTTTCTCCAGAGAACCATGATGCTAAAGTCAATATGTCAGAGTCTCCTGTATTAATAGTTCTTACAACATATCGCAATTTTGTTATTGCCGATCTTAAATATTCGTCTTTATTATCCTTTAGGTAGTTAAATAAGTCTGCAAATGGTCTGCCAGGGCCAATAGGAGGTAATTGAAATGGATCTCCAATTAAAATTATTCGATTAATGTTCTTTAAATCCAATGCTTTCATTAAGACATAAAAGTCCTTACATGTAAGCATGGAACACTCGTCAATAATGACATTTTTTGCTCCACAATATTTACGTTTTTCTGCATCTTCAGGAACATAAGGTGTCATTGCAGCCCAGTCAAAGAAACCCTGACGCGTCAGAAATTGCGCAATAGTTAGGGCTTGAATACCTGCTGACATGTTGCCTAAGCGAACTCGTGCTTTCCCTGTAGGAGCCAAAAGGAGCGTACCTTCTGCTTTTATTTGTGGCGATTTTAAGAAAGCTTTGACAACTGTAGTTTTGCCTGTTCCAGCTGGACCTGCCAGCACAGAAAGGCGCTTACTGCAGAACATTTCCAATGCCTTTACCTGGTCGGCCACAGCATTACGGCATCGCTCATTTGCTTCATTGTAATCATCAATAGATGCTTTAACGATCGTATTCCAGTCTTCTTTTACTGGTGATTTGACGTCCTTTGAAGCACGACCTTTGAATATCTTACGCAAATAATCATCAATTTCTTTATATTCCTTCAACTGCAATGCACACCTGTCATCAGTATTAAGGTATACAGTTTTTTCTTCAATGAACTCTTTGTTTGACATTAAATAATTATATGGCAGTTGATGATTGTCCGCAGCCAAACAATCTTTTATATATAACTCAATCTCGTTTGCAGAAATTAATGTATCACCATCACAGAGACTTGCCACAAGTTTTGAAATGATAAATGAGCGGATCCTTCTATTATCAATTACGGATTCCACTAGTGAAGGAGCTTTTGGAGTCCATTTCCCTTGAATCTTAGGGTCAGCCATTACGCCAAGATCAATCATTTCGGTTGTAACCGGAAGATAATTTTCAATAAGACTCTCCTCGCTGATAATATATGGATTATTTAATAATTCATCGTAGCAGTCAGGACAATCAAACCACCATTTTATTACTTCCGAATTTATTTCAAAACGTGATAGCAATTCCAACACTTGTCTTTGGTTACTTAGAGTATTTTTCCAAAGAATACGATAATGAGTAAGTTCACTTTTATATACGGAATCAGGAAGAGACAATTCACCTTTCATCAATTTATCAAAGGCTTCCCATGGATTATCTTTAACCCCACAATATCCATTATTTCGTAAATCCTGTTCAATTATAAATGCATAATTTACTCCTATTACTGATAGAGCCTCGGCGAAAGCAGGGAACGGACCTATCATATCCTTCACCTTTGCAATTTGGGAATCTATCCACAAAATTTGTTGTTTCCAGTTTCCTCCAACCAGCCCATGTTTAATAACCGATTCCAAGCACTTTCTGGCAACATTAAGAATAATCAGCATACTGTGATTGCTAACATAATCACAACCGTAGGATAATTCATTAAAGATAATCTGGCTATTACCTAACTTCGGGATAGTAATTTTTATTTCATCAATTACTTCTTGTTTCGATTTACCTGTTTGGGCTTTTACATAGTCTTCATCAAGTGACATATATTCATGGTATGGCAAAAGAAATCCTTTTGACTTCTTCAAATCAGTTCTTATGCCATGCTCAAAGATCAAATCCCAAAAAGGATATGTATAATCGGCTGTTGTCTCATATTTTTGTACATCCAGAACTTTAGTGATCTCACCTATACCAACAATTAATTTTGCATCTTCATCAACAGGATTGCCTTTTGTACAATAAAAAACTCCAAGAGAATTACCTGCCTCAATATTTGATTTGAAATAATTCAAGATTTCAAACTGTCGTTCTCTTCCATATACCCAAGGTGTAGTAAACGGTGCTGTTTCGTCATTGGACATATTAGGATATTTATGATTCAGTTTTTCCTGAAAATCCTTAGATAGATATCTAAAAGGTATTCCATAACAGCTATATGGCTGAAGTTCAACTGTTGTAGGTAATAGTTTTGTATGTGGTGTTTCTCCAAAAGCATAAACATGTTTGAAGATTCTTTTATATGGCTTCTCATTCATAAAGCCACCATTCTCGCCAACACAAGCAGGTAATTGATCTTGCTTTAGAGAATTCCAATCCTTTCCTGCATACGTTTCTTCTTTGTTCTCATCTTTTCTTTCAGATATATTGTGAAGCATCATGCAGAATGGATTATTTTTCGGACATTGACAAATTGTTCCATTCCATTTATTATCGTGCCAAGGCACACGGATTGATATATGTTTCATGATAATCGTCTTATTTCGTATTAATATTATTTTCTACAATCTTGACAAACGCATCAGCACATTTCTTAATATCTTCATACTCTGCCAATCTTTTTCCACTAAGGTTATTGTCTGTCCAATCCTCAATATCTTTTGCATACACATCTTTGATGGAGCTTTGTAGCGATTCGATTTTAAGAGGAACAGGAAGATTACTTATTTGCATATCATCAATGATTCTTTTGAAATAAGCAAAATCACCTTCTATGATAAATCCCTTATCTGCTGCTATACGATAAATCGCAATCCAATGTCTTTGCTTGCTCAAAGGTGACTTTTTAGGCTCATATCCAATAAGCTGGCAAATGCTCTTTTTCAGAGTTGCGGTTCGTTTTTCTTCTGGCCAATCCTTTACGTCCGCTTCAGCTATGGGGCACAGAACGAAACGTATATTGAGGATTGAGCGGAAAGAATATCAAACCTATTGATATACAAAATGTTATGCAAAATATGAGTGGATGGCTCTGCAAAACGAAACGTTTACGTGGGTTTAATTTGCAGCTACATTTATGTGCTTTTTAGGCATACAGATTTGCAGATAGGTTTAATTGGGTTTACATAAGGCTTACATGGTTGATTCTGGTGGGGGAGTGAGTGGCAGCTGCGGCTGCTTTTTTTGTGCCTGATTATTTGATATAATGCTGCTTAAATTATTCCATATAATAGTTATTTGGTATATTTGCGACAAAATATTATTAGTTATGGCAAAGGTAATACATATACATTTGACACACGGAATAGAAGGAACAAAGCGGAAAGACTGGTATTTTAGTAGTATAACGGCCATTTATACTGTTTTGACGGCAGAACAGGTGGGCGCAACGAAGAATTATCTGCTTCATGCAGGATTATCTGGTAACGGGACTGTATGCACCAAAAAGGCTATAATAAAGCAATCTACGCTCATTTCTTGCGGGCGTAGTGGAAATGTATCAGACGAATAATAAGCGGCTAAAAAGGCAATAAAAACGGCTTTAGAATGATCCGGTGTGGGGAGGTGGTTATACCTCCCCTTTTTTTGTGCTTGAAATCGGTCTTTTTTGACGCTGGATATTCAGGTGGATATTCAAAGTGGATATTCACTTTTATAGAACTGGATATTCAAAATAGGGTTTTGGCGGTGTGCGATACAGACATGCTAAAATACCACAATTTTAAAAATACCCCTTGTTTTTTATTTGATAGCCCCCCCCCTAAAAACCTATCATTTTTCACGTTTTACTTTTTAAATTCCCCAATATCAGTGCCTTTATGCCCTTATATAATGGTAGGGGAGGGGGATTGCTTGGGAGGGGGACATCATGGGGGATGATAGGGGGTACGCTTCGTTTTCCATCACCGGTGTATGGTAATAGTAAATCCGCCTACCCGACATTTGCAGTACCGGAAATGGGCGCATCCGATACATGTTTTTCCTTTTCGATTGTCATTTGCCGGATTCGTTCCTCTAAGCGTCCGATTTCTCTATCTTGTTCCCTGATGATTTCTTCTTTTTCTCTAATTAAGGCAAGGAGAGAGGATAGTTCGGTTGTTTGTGTTGTTGTAGATGATGTATTATAGTAAATATCACCTTTCCCAGTAAGTAACCAGGTAGGGTTTATATCATTATGTATTTCGATAATTTTCGACACCCATAAACTTGATATATCTGTTCCTTTGCTAATGCATCTTGAAATTACTCCATTCGAGCACCCAATAGCTTGTTCAAGTGCCCTTGTACTGATACCTTTTTCTTTAATTAGGATTGCAATCCTGTCGGAAATATTCGTCATAAGTCGTAAATTATCTACATAAAACTTTTTAGTGTCGAAAATATTCTATATATTTGCAGCGTGTTCAAAAAGGAACACCGCGCCAAATATACGAAAAAGGCATGTGATTAGCGAATTTTAAGGATTAAAGAAAATGAACGAAGAAATAAAAGAATGGCAGACACAGAGCGTGAAGCACAAGGTGGCTTACGTGTTGATGATGGACGGTATCAGCTTCAGATATACCGAAGAGACCGGGATTGTGTTTTCCGCACCTGATTTTTATGTGAAGAACCTTATCCGCCGCCTGATGAGTTGTTACGGCGTGAGTTTGAAACCGATTATAAACGAATTTAAATAAGTGAGATTATGGAAAACAAGAAAATGAGTTGCTGGGATTTTGTATTCAGTTCTGTAAAGACCCATATAGATGATTTGGTAAGACAGGCTGACAAGTACACCAAAGACATGAATGAGGATTTTGAACATTTCTTCTGCTGGTATGCCGAGGATATGTACAAGACGCAACGTGAACTTTCCTGTTACCGTGCCTTGAAGGTGGTTTTATCTGCCGGTAGCCATGATGATGTAAAGTTATACATGGAAAGCAAGATAAACAGTCTGACTGATAGTCTTCTTACCGGAAGCATCCGCAAGAACAGCACCAGTGCGGCTTCAAATTTGGCGCATACGTTGGAACTGGAAGTGAACCAGAAGATACGTGAGAAATTCACTATACTTCTTGGGATTATTGAAAAAGGTGAAAAGGTTGAGGGACAACAGTAAACCCAGCGTGACAACCCGGAAGGCGTTAAGAGACGGGTGACGGTGTGGAAAGACACACGGGAGTGCATGGTTCTTGTGCCGGGGTTCGATTCCCCGGACTCCCCCCAATATTAATCATTAAAACAAGTGAGATATGAACAAGAGGTACATTCACATTACGAAAGCCGACCGCGACTTTATCGCAAAGGCACTCAACGTGACAGAGAAGACTGTTTATAACGCTATCCGGTTTGATGACCGTCGTGGCAACTCCGAACTTTCTGCAAAGATCCGTAAGTTGGCCATGGATCGTGGCGGTATTGTGATGGTTGTTATTCCGGAAATAGAAACTTTCCATGATTATGACAATGTGATGCGTCAGTACTGTCCGAACGGTGCCTTGATAGAGCTTGACCGTAATGATGGTAGCGGTCAGGTAATATTCAAGGGAGAAACGGTGAAGACTTACGAGCATGTGATGGTTGCCGATATTAACCAAATCCAAGCGTTTGCATCGGCATTGAGATAGGAGGCGGCTATGTTGGTGTATTACGGTAACATACAGTGTATTTCTGCACGTGAGCTCATAGATGGCGGCTATATCACCGAATCCTGCTACAGGAACTGGGTGAACCGTGGCCGTATCAAGGTGGTGCGTCGTGGTGGAGGTGCTGCTGGAAATTGCGCGTTGGTCGCCCTCAATAGCCTGCCTACCGAGTGTCTGGAACGGGTGAAGGAAGACAACCCCGGTGGAACAGAGCAGGCACTTCGCCACTGGATACTCTCAAACTATGTGCTGGATCAGGCTGCAGTAGCCTATTTTTTGGATTGGGCTTCTCATTCTTCCAGCAACAGAGCAACAGACGAACTTGCCCGGAAATATGCGGTGAATGCTTCCGTGTTGAATACTTGTATCAAGCTTTATAACAGAAACAATGATTACCGAAAACTGATGGGTGAAAAATATAACTGGGACATGATGGCCACCACCATCGAGACCCTACGCGAAGACTTTGGTCATGATCTTCCTGCCAGTACCCTTCGTTTCCGCAAGAAAGTGAACGAATATAAGCAATACGGTTATGAATGTTTGATAACCGGAAAATTCGGCAACCAGAACAAACGGAAGGTAACTCACATGGACGAACGCCTGGTGATGAGTTTGAAAGTACTTCCCAACCAACCATACGGCAGTGATGTGCATGAAATGTATCTGTCGTTTGTATGCGGTGAACTGGAAGTATGGGATCTGGAAACAGGAGAGATATTCAATCCGGAAAACTTTACGGATAAGAACGGGGAACCGAAAGAACTGAGCGAAAGCACTATCCGGAACATACTGAACAACCCGGCAAGCCAGCTGCTGATAGAAAAAGCCTTGCGTGGACGTATGGAATTCTATCATGAGCAAATGCCGCACATGCACCGCCATGGTGGTAAGTTCTCCCTGTCACAAATAACGATGGATGACGTGGATTTGCCGCGTCGGATGAAAGGCGGCGAGTATGTGCATGCCTATTATGCTTATGATGTGGTGAGCCAGTGCCGTATCGGGCTGGCCTACGGGCGGGATAAGGATGATGCCTTGGTAGTGGACTGTTTTCGTGATATGTTCCGGCTCATCGAACGCAACGGATGGGGTATTCCAGCCGGTATTGAGGTGGAGCAGCACTTGATGAGCAAGTATAAAGAAGGATTCCTGAAGGCAGGTGAGGTATTTAAGTTTGTGCATTTCTGTGCCCCACAGAACTCACAGGAGAAATATGCTGAAGCTCTGAACGGTGCGTTCAAGACAACCATAGCACATAAGAACCATGAAGCCATTGGTCGCTGGCATAACAAAGGTGCACGGCGGGTGGACCAGAAGAAAGTGAGTGACAGCAGCAACCACACCTGGGAAGACAGAAAGTATTATACGTTTGAAGAGCTTGTGGCGGACGACCGGCGCGATTGTGAAGAATGGAACAATACGCTTCACCCCAATCAAAAGAAATATCCCGGAATGACCCGTTGGGATGTGCTCGTAGCCAAAATCAATCCGACCCTTCGACCGCTTGATAAACTGACCTTGAGCAGATATATCGGAGAAAAGGTAGATACCAGTATTCGTAGAAATTCCACAGTACGTGTGGCAAATGCGGACTGGTGGCTGAGCGGTCCGGAAGTGCTGGAGCAGCTGGAACCAAACAACCGCAAGGTGACGGCTTACTATCTGCCGGATGAAGAGGGCAAGCCTACGGATGTCTTCCTGTACCAGAACGACCGCTACCTTGACAAGGTTCGTCCGGTAGTGACTTACAACCGGGTGATGGCAGAACAGACCGAAGAAGACCGGGTAGCCTATACAGAGCAAAACAAAGTTCTGAGTCATTTCAGCAAATACCTCAATGACCACGCCATCGGAAAGGTGGGAACCGGTACACCGGATCAGCCAACGGATGACCCGGAAGAGGAACTGGAACTTCCCCCGGTGGAACTATCCGATGATTTGCCAGCCGAATTGTCGGCAGATCCGGAATCAGATTATGAATGGCACTCCGGAATAAGCGAGGCAATGAGGGCCATCAGTGACATGTAAGAATAGAATTAGAACAACATTAAAACAGCGTTAGAATTATGATTACAGAAGCGCAAAAACAGAAGATTTTAGCAGCGATAGCCGCCAACCGTGCGAACTATCCCAGTGATGCCAAGCATGCTGCCTCTTTAGCCATCAGTACATCTGTGTACAGTGCAATCAAGAACGGACAGACAGACAAAGCCCTGAGCGATGCCAACTGGATAAGCATTGCCCGCAAATTAGGGGTGAACCTCCGTGGTGAAATGGAATGGAAAGCAGCCAAGACCCCGACCTTTGAATATATAACTGCCCAGCTGGAGTTCTCACAGCAGTCCAGTCTGTCGGGCATCTTGTGCGACATGCCCAATATCGGCAAGACTTTCACGGCACGTTATTATGTGCAAAGCCACAAGAATGCCGTTTATATCGACTGCTCGCAGGTAAAGACAAAATTGAAGTTGGTACGCAAGATTGCTGCAGAGTTTGGTGTGGACAGCAAGGGGAAGTATTCTGATGTGTATGAAGACCTGGTATATTACCTCCGTTCGATGGAAACCCCGCTTATCATCCTCGATGAAGCAGGCGACCTGCAGTATGAAGCTTTCCTGGAACTGAAGGCCTTATGGAATGCCACTGAGCGCTGCTGCGCCTGGTATATGATGGGGGCAGACGGATTGAAAGAGAAAATCAACCGGTCCATAGAATGTAAGAAGGTGGGCTATACCGAAATGTTGAGCCGTTATGGTGACCGGTACAGCAAGGTGACTCCGGATGATGGAAAGGAGCGCGAACAGTTCTTGAACAACCAGGCACGTATTGTAGCCAAGGTAAATGCTCCTGCGGGGGCTGATATAGCCCAGATTGTACGGAAGACATGCGGTGGTTTGAGAAGAGTCTATACCGAGATTGAGAAACTTAAAATGACAGCGGAATAATGAAGCGTGCGTACAGTCCGAAGGAAATAGCCGCCAAGAAATGGGTTACTCTGCCGTGGGATGAGAAATGGAGCAAACCTTTCGGGTTCCCGGCAGAGAACGCTTCGTGGTTCATCAGCGGTGCCAGTGCCAGTGGGAAAAGCAGCTTTGTGATGCAACTTGGAAAGGAACTGTGCAACTATGGGACGGTGCTGTACATGAGTTACGAAGAGAAAATCAACCAAAGCTTCCAACGGCGTATGGGTTATCTGAAGATGAATGAGGTGCAGGGTAAATTTCGTGTGGTGACAGAAGGCAGTCTGGAGGAAGTGATTGCCAGACTGAAAAAACCGAAAAGCCCGAAGTTTATCATCATCGATTCCTTTCAGGTGGCCGGATGGGATTATCCGCAGGCTGTGGAACTGATGGAAACCTTTCCGAAGAAATGTTTCATCTGGATCAGCCAGGAAAAGAAAAGCCAGCCGATGGGTGGCGGTGCAGTAAGATTGAAATATATCTGTGATATGAAGATTCGGGTGGTCGGTTATAAAGCTTATTGTCAAGGACGCGCCATTGGAGACCCGGGAAGCTATTATGTGGTATGGGAAGACGGAATCATTCAAACAAGTAATAATTTACCAAAATGATTATGGATAATAACGAGAAGGCTTTTGAAAGCTACACCGGAACTGAAGTGTTCCAGATACTGCTGGACGGAAATTCCAGCCGGTCCGTATTGGATGACTGGCTGGAGCGAAACATCCAAAGCGACTTAAAAGTGAGAAGAGCGAAAATGCCCGGTCATGTCGTAATAGAAACGGGTGATGTCTTGTTTGCACGTAATGTGCTGATATGGAATCCAAGTTGTAAAGTAAACATTAAAAAGATTTGAAGTGATGGAAAAGAAAGAAGAAAAGAAAGTGTGCTGCATCTGCGGCAAAGAGTATGAGGGCTACGGATACAATCCGTTCCCGGTGAAAGAAGAAGGCTGCTGCTGCCAATCGTGCAACTACAGTGTGGTCGTTCCGGAACGGTGGGAACGGCACAAGGCTTATCAGCGCGGTGAGGCGACCGGTGCCGGGAAGGTGTACATCAGCGGAGCTATCGCGCATTATGACATGGATGAGCGCAAGGAAGCCTTCAGCCGTGCCGAGGAGGAACTGAAGGCACAAGGCTATGACCCTGTAAACCCTTTCAGGAACGGATTGCCGGATGAAGCTCATTGGAGAGCCCACATGCGGGCCGACATTGCCCTGTTGCTGGCTTGTGACTATATCTATATGCTGAAGGACTGGGAACTGAGCAAGGGAGCCAAACTGGAACTTGACGTGGCCAGTTCGTGTGGCATTAAAGTGTTGTTTGAATAAAATTAGTCGATATGGGAAAAATAAAAATGGAAACCGGTGTTGTGGTGATGAAGTTGACCGCTACGGTATATAGAGGAACAATTCGTGAAATCCAATCCTCACGCATAGGTTTTTGCGGGGAGTACAATAAAGAAATACTTTCTAAAATGGGTGATGAGTTCAAAAAGATATTTGCTAAGCAAATTGAGGCTGAATACAAAGGTAAATCAGTGAAGCCGGATAAGATAATTTATCGTGTCAGTACCAAATCAACGGAATGTGAAATGATTCTTAATGGTAAATGACATGGCACAGGAAGTAACCAATTTCGCCCGGTTCTACACATTGTTCAACAAGCTTCCCTGTACAGGAGACCGGGAAGAATTCAAGAAAAGCATTGTGCTGCAGTACACGTGGAACCGGACGGACAGTCTGAAGAAAATGACAGCCAAGGAGTATGAAGCCTGCTGTACGGCTCTGGAGAAGCTGAGCGGACAAGACGAATGGCGACAGAAGCTGCGTGAGGAGCTGCGGCGGAAACGGAGTCTCTGTCTGAACCTGATGCAGAAGCTGGGCATAGATACATCCGACTGGGCACGAATCAATGACTTCTGCAGTAATCCCCGAATAGTCGGCAAAGCGTTCAGACAGATTACGGTGGACGAACTGGATGAACTGGCGGTAAAGCTTCGGTCCATACAACGGAAAGGCGGCTTGAAGCCCAGGAAAGAAAAGCAAACGATTAACCCCGTGAGCATGGTATCACTCATTCAGATTGACCCTGATGCTCCGGCAAACTGATAGGATATGGAAAATAGAAACACAAAGATTTTAGAGAATCTGAAAAAGGAAATCAACCTGCTTGCCTCTGATATGGAGAAGCAAGATGCAGCCGAGTTTTATAGTGAATTGGCTGACTGGGCATACGCCAACGGAGAGGCTATGCTGATGGAAGACGAACCTGAAATGCAGGATTATGAAAACCAATAACCCCAAAAAACAAGAATCATGGAAGAAATGAAACAAACGACCGTGGTAATGACGGCAGAGGAAAAGGCGGAATTTGAAGCCTTCCAGAGAGAAAAAGCAAAGAAAGCGGCAGAGGAAAAAGCCAAGAATGACCGCGAAATGTACAAACAGATGGTGGATGAGGAGATAGCAAACTCCATTCCGGTACTGCTGGGCATCAGTGAGCAGATCAAGGCAAGCAAGCAGACTGTGATGGACAACTTCAAAACCATTCTGGAAATGAAGGCAGACCTTTTCAAGACCAAGGTGAAGGATGACCAGCGCAGCCATACCTTTACTAACAGTGAAGGCGACAAACGAATCACGCTGGGTGTGTATGTGACCGACGGTTACCGTGACACGGTGGAAGACGGTATAGCCATTGTGAAGGAATACATCGAAGGTCTGGCCAAAGATGAAAAGACCAAGGCACTGGTGAGCATGGTGCTTCGTCTGTTGGCCCGTGATGCCAAGGGAACGCTGAAGGCTTCACGCATCGTGCAGCTTCGCAAAGTGGCCATGGAAACCGGAGATGACCGTTTCATTGAAGGTGTGCGTATCATTGAGGAAGCCTACCAGCCGGAAGTGAGCAAACAGTTTATCCGTGCTGAAATCAAAAACGAAAACGGAATGTGGAAACCTATCCCTCTGGGAATGACAGAATCATAAATAATAGAACTATGATACAAGAAGTGGAGAAATCTCCGAAAGTAGCCCTGTGCCGTGCTTGCTACGGTACAGGTAAAGTAAAGAAAGTTGTAGAATATCCCTCTCGGATCTTTGGAAAGAAGCGAAGCGAAACCGTTGAGGAAGTCTGCAGACAGTGTGAAGGAAGTGGCCGGGTAACGGTAAGCGCAAAAATGACGCTTGACATCCGTCCCTATAAACCTAAAGTAGAACCGTCTATGAACGATTAAACCTATATGGGAAAGCGGCACGGAGTCAGTTATCAGAAGCGTGTAGTAGAAGTAAACAGGATATATGACCATTATGCCAGTCACGGTGTACCGAACCGTGAAATATGGCGGCGGTACATATATCCTGTGTATGCTATTAGTGAGCGTACATTCTACAATATGCTTAAAGCGTCCGCAGACCCTAAAAATGATTTGCCGGACGATACGGTACAATTGAAATTTAACTTTGACTGGGAATGAATGAAAACGTAAAAAAAGTAGTGGCCCGGATACTGAAAGACATTCAGGTGGAAATGAGTGATGAGTTTGACAAGAACTTTGAACGGCAGGCTTTTTTCAGTGAGAAATGGCAGCGACGGAAAAGCCCCATCCGGAATGAAGGTAGAGCCATACTAACAGATACCGGGGCGCTTCGGAAAAGTATCGGAAGTCGGACAACGGAAAACAGCATTACCTTCTTTACCTCTCTGCCCTATGCGGCCATTCATAATGATGGCGGTGAAATAGTGGTGACCAAGCGGATGAAGCGTTTCTTCTGGCATAAGTATTATGAGGCAACCGGAGCGTTCGGTAGAAGAAAAGACGGCAAACTTCGAAAAGACAAACGAAATGTCCGGCTTGATACAGAAGCCGATTTTTGGATGTTCATGGCTTTAAAGAAAGCAGGAAGCACCATCAGGATTCCCCGACGCCGTTTCCTCGGCACATCGCCTGAAGTGGAAAAAGCCGTCCGTGAGATTGTAGAAGAGAACCTAACAGAGTATTTTACCATTGAATATAATATCATAAGAAAATGAGAAAAGAACTTTACCGGATGCTTTGCCGGGAGCTGAAGGCCATTGACCTTATCAAGCACATAGACTTGTGGAACCATAATGTGGAATTCATCGAACAGGAAGAAAACTGGGAGCGTCCGGCTGTCTTTGTGGAATTCTGCCCTATACAGTGGAATGCGATTGTTCCCGGTGTGGAATACCGGGCAGAACCTTTGATTAAACTGCACATCGTGACGGACTGGGAAGGTTCGAGTGCTGAGGGCAGCGAGCTGCAGGAGGATGCGCTGAAGGTGTTTGACCTGTCCGGACTGCTTCATGCACAGCTTGCCGGATTGAGCGGGGAGACCTTTTTGGAGCTGGATCTGGTGGAGAGTGATACCAATCACAACCATGAGGATATTGTGGAAAGTATCGAGGTATATCAGTGTGTGGCCATCAAGCGGCTGCAATAGCCGTCTTTATTAGACAGAAAAAGCCGCGGACGTACAAATTACCGTCTGCGGCTTTTTTGTTCAATACAGGCAAAGTAAACGCAATCAGGCAGCCTCTTTCTTGTAAAGCATCATATCTGTGTAAGAAGAGTTGTAATTCATGTGAGCATTGAATTCCACCTTTGTGCAGTTTTCAAAAGGATTACCTAAATCCCTATTTTTACCTATCCATTCGCACAGCTCCAGAATTGAAGATTTGTTGGATGTGAAATATACGTATGAATGCCCCTTCAGTACATTCAGCACATCCAGATAGTCTGCCATATTCCAGTACATGTTATAGGTCCCTACGTCAGTGGACAGATAGGGCGGATCAACAAGAAATACTACTCCAGGAATATCTTTATACCGGTTGAATACTTCCTTGTAATCGCAAGATACGATTTCCAGCCCTTCGAGATAGTCCGTACATTCCGGGTAGCCGGTCTTGCGTATATTGTTGTATAAAGCTTCCTTCCGCATATCCTGAACAGACAGTTTGTATTTCATGGAAAACAAGATAGAGGAGGAGAGGGTAATGAAATCCACATATCCGGTGCTATTCTCTTCCTGCTCGATGCGGCTGAATATTCGTTCACGCAGTTCTCCTTTAATGATTTTATGACGTGGTACGGAATTCCCTACCATTTCGCGAATGTCAGCAAGCAGCTGATTCGTTTGCGGAATGTGCTTCATGCGGAAGCGGTAGTTATCAAAGTCATTATAGATAACAGTAGAGTGGGGCTTGAGGGATTTGGTAATGTGAGACAACAATCCGGAGCCACCGAACAGGTCAACAAACAATGTTCCATCCGGATATTGCTCCAGCACTTTCATGAATTCCTTGGCTAACATACGCTTTTGCCCGACAAATGGGAGAGGGGCTGACAGATACATCTTTCTCATACGTTCAATTCAAATTTTACATTTTCATTGCCGGCAAGCAGCTGTTCTGTTTTGTCGATGTTGTTTTCGTAAATATGCACATTCCCCAGATTCAGGGTGATGGATTTTAGTGGCAACTCAATCTGTCTTGATATTAGATACAAATGATAAATATCTGCCGGCAGTCCTAAATTCGCATCGCTGCTTCGCTGATAGGCGGTCATGACCAGTTCTCCTTGCTCTATCTGGAACTGAACAAGACTAAGGCATGGAGCCTGGTTGCTTTCTGTTCCTGTAGATCCGAGAAACAATATATAGTTTTTGCTGTTCCTTTTTTCCCTGTTTATGCGTTCGATGAGTGGCGGCAGTTTTTCAAAATAGGTTGGGTAGCTGTTCACAAGGATAGAGCCGCAGTAGTCCCACCAGTTGATTCCGGCCTCCCTGTATTTTTCCACGTTTCGTTCGCCCCTCATAAACAGTTGTAACTCGTTTTTTAACTTCTTCCGCGCTATGGTATGCCCCTCGAATATATCAAGAAGGTCGGCAGGGAGCAGCGTCAGCTGTTCATTCAGTAGGTAGCGGATATTCCCTTTTTTATTGCTTTGCATCTTTCCGGACGAAAGCACCTTGCCTAAGATTTGATAATACTTGTCCATGATATGAATGTTATTTATTGCGATACAAAGGTAGGGTAGGGGAGTTTGCCTTTAGTGGGAGGAAGTCCTGATTACACTGCACACAAATTGCAGTCGGTTTTAAAACGCTTGATCAGGTCATACACCTTTCGCTCACTGATGCCATATCGTAGGGAAAGCGTAGCTACGATATAAGACACTTTTTCACCATTGGTCTGCAACTTGTTATATTCATTATATAGTTCTATATATTGCACGTCATCGGGTCGTATGCCCATGTAATGGCACGTTTTTAAAAGCTCTCTGTTCAATTTTAGTATCTCAATTACTTTCATATCCAGTTAAATTTCGTACATTTGCATTGTCTCACTTATCATTGCGCAGAATAGCGCTTACATAAAAAAGCCTCTTACTGGCGAACGAGGGTATCTGCCCCCGGTCGTGCCGGTAAGAGGTGCTTTATGTTTAAATGGTAAGTGAGACGACTATTTAACAGGCCGGGGGCTTTTTTTTATCCTTCCCCCGAAGGGATTGTCAATCATTCAATCCGATATAAATCCAAGTTGAATACATCTTTCCTTTTCCATCCTTCAGCCAGTGTGTTTTGGATGTGTCTGACCGCTTGAATGTAGAAGTCCTTCAGATTATCCAACTTTTCAAAGGTATGGTATTCGGGCTGTTCATCCGAACCGAATTTGAATGTAACCGGAAGGGTCTCTCCGCCCGTCTGAACGGCCAAATCGTATGCTGCCTTATAGTTGTATTGGTTCTCCGTAGAAAGCCATACAGGGGCGCCATTATAGGCGAATCCGGATAGGATAGCTGCATCAGTCTGGCTGTTATACCATGACATAACCAATGTGCGGATTTCCTCATCAGTAGGCTTGTGTCCGAACTCCTCTTCCATGTAGGAGGCAGAGCCGTTCTCTTTTTCCTGCACATCCCAGCGGATGCGCCATTTGTCTTTAACCGGGTTCGTGCATTCCATCAGCGATACACCGGCACTTCCTTCAACTCTTCTCATGTAAACACGTATTTGGTTCTACCTTTGCCGAATGTCTCTGTCTTGATGGTCGTTTCAAACGGGAAACCATCCGGCATTTCCTTTACTTGTGCGAGAATATTCTTCATTTCCTCGCTGTTGGTGAAGAACTTCTTTGCTTCGCCGTTCACTTCGATGGCCACAATACAGCGGTCTTCTCCCTGCTCGGTCTTGATACCGGTCTCAAAGTCCTTCACTACAATCGGTAAGTTTACCAGTTCCCGGATGCTTACCACCACACCGGGAAATCGCTTCTTGCCGTCCTCCGGCTTGTAAGCGACATTCAAGTCTTTAAAACTTCTCATTTCTTTGCCTGTTAATTTTTTAAACAACTTATTACAGTCGGCGTGCTTCGTCATGCCGTAGAAACTGGCAATCAGTTCTCGCCGTCTTTTTCTCGATTTTACCTCGTGCATCTTCCGGGCAAACTTCTGCTTGATACGTTTCCGCAATCTTACATAGTCGGGACGGATAACATAGCCAAGGAAATCAATGCCTTCTTCTACAGGGAATACCCGTTCATTCGGCTTTATTTCCAAGTCTATTTTTCCCATTTGCCTGTGAATAACATCACGAATCTTCCACAATTCCGCTTTCGTTTTACCGAGTACCAGTCCGTCATCGCAATAGCGATAGTAATAACGAACCCCGTACTTATCCTTCAGATAGTGGTCTAAAAATACAGACAGAAGCAGATTTCCTGCCCCTTGTGAACTGCGCAGTCCGAAGCTTATACCTTCCGGCAGCAGCTTAACAAACCGCTCCAGTAGCACCAACAGCCTTTCGTCCTTGAACACCCTCCGGAAGCACCACATAACAAAGTCCTGCCGCGCATTGTCGTAAAACCTACGGATGTCAAACTTGTATGCGTAAAGTGTGCCTTCCGGGTCTTTTTGCAAATCGGTACGTATGCAGTTCATCAGATCATGAGTACCGCGCCTTTTGATGCTTGCACCGGTTGTCCGGATATAACGTTTTTGCAGGTGGCGGTCCACCACATTCATGATGGCAAACACAGCGATGCGGTCTTTCATGGACAGGATCTGCAAAATACGTTTTTTACCGTATTCTTCAATTTCCCTCTCATGGTAGCCGCCCAGCCGGAATGAACCGTCCGCAATGGAAGCCGTCAGTTCGGCGATAATCTTCTCCCTATGGGCAAGCAGGAATCGTCCCTGCCTTGACCTCTTACGACCGGTTCCGCGAAGTACCGAATCGAATGCCTCCGACATATTGGAGTATTCGATGATTTCCTCGATAATATATCCTTCCCTGCGCATAAGCTATTGGTTAATAAACATGAAAGATAAGGGCCTTCCTTTCCCCGGATCTGACTTCTTCGAACTGATAACAGCCTACCAAACTCCACCCGACGCGTGATTTTTCAGCTTTCCACCCTAATGGGTGCTGTTGCTGTGGCTTGCTTCCCTCGGCACCGCTTCGGGGACACGTCCCCGGTGCTGTACGCCGATTAATTAGATTTCCAGACGCGAGCCGATATTCGCATTCGTATTCGAAGCATCGTTATTCGCATTCGCATTCGACACACCGCCATTCGCGTTCGCATTGTTGTACCCGCGATAGACCACACGGACTATCGGGAAGCTCCACCGGGTACAAAGTTACTGATTTAACAGGCAAAATGAGCTAAAGCATTACACTATCCACCAAAATAGGGCCGACAATATGCCGCCTATGACGGTAAGAGACCAGTCTATCCAGTCCCAAAGTCCGCCTTTCAGTTTGTCTTTCAGTTCCAGACAGGAGGCTGCGACAGCTGCAGCATAGAGCGCTGTCCACGGGGTGAAGGCCAAAATGCCTACCAACAAACCGCCAATAAGGTGTTTGTAGCGGTTGCTTTGTTTGAGAAATTCGATAATTTTGTTCATAACGGGTTGTTTTTAAAAATTGTTTTGTATATTTGCAGTGAGGAATAGCGTTAGATGTTCAGAACGGGATTGTAGTTCCCGGAGCTTGCGTCTTTCGCTATTCTTTCTTTTTTATATGTTTGTATAATTCACCTCCTTCTGAAAGACTGTGCAGCGTGTATTCGTGCCAGTCGTATTCCCGAACTATTATCAGTGCTTTTTCACCTCTTACTTCTATCTCGAAAATGTGCGATTGTATGAGGTGTGGAATACCTTTGTGGTTATCTGCTGTTCCCAGGTATTTGGCTTTGGCAAATACATTCTTTATATCCAGAAGCATGAGGTTCTTTTCATGGTAGAACTTGTATGGCTGGTTGGTCCATTCTTGAAGCGTGCGTTTTGATATGTTTACCGGGAATGGGAATTCATTATTCGTGATAACTGTTCCCTGCAATGGCTTGGCTTGCTTCTTTATCTGTTTGGCATCTGCATTGGCCAATGTTCTTACCAGTTTGCATGCGGCGCACAATTCATTTTCCGGAACGAAGACCAGTTTCATATTTCCGTTGTTCATATCGCAATCCTTACAGCGCTTGATGGTGTATGGATTATAGTCGGGCATCGTCTTTTGTTCCATGCCTGCATTGAACCGGAACATTCCCTTTTTGTCAACTTCCAAAGCTGATTTCCCCCTTGCCATGGCCTCTTCGTGGTCTGTAGGCGGATACTTGGATTTGCGTACCTGGACCACGGAACAGCGGCAGCCCCATCCGTTAGGAGGATAGAATTCTGCCCAGAACGGGTCTGAAGCCGGGAGTGTGATGCCGGCCATTTCTGCATGGGTGGGACGTACCTTTGCATCCCCGGCCGTGCGGTACTGTAGATAATAGCGGTCGCCGTCCTGCATGAACCGTTCCCATTTGGCTGCCATTTCAGCCGAAGCCTGTACAAAGGTGAATTCAGCCCGTAGATAGTTTGAATTGTATGTTTCGTCGATCTTCCGGACATCATTCAAAAAGCGTTCGAACGTCTTTCTATTGCCGTTTTCATCCAACAGGGAGGGAAAGGCTTCATTCAGTTCATGGAAGGTCTTCAAGCCGGAGAATACATAGTTGGAACGCTCCAGCCGCTTGCGCATGGTCTCGGACATTTCCACCTTTCGGAATGAACCGTTCAAGACAGAAGAATGAGCTTCTATAAAATCCTGCGCTTCTTCGGATGCCAGGATACCTATTTCAAGGTTTGCCCCTTCTTGCCGGAACAGCACCTTCATCATGCGGTCAAAGCGTTCCGTGAGCTTGTCGCGCATGAGTTTTGCCTCGTCCTCCATGGAGAGGCATAGTTTCTGTTTGCCCAACAGGTGGGCATACCGCTGGTGCAGCCCCGAATAATCATCGGGGCTCAGTCGAAAAAACGGGACAGCGTTTCAGCCGGTTTGCCGTCTTTCTTTTTTTTCGGTTCTGTCGGGTCCGGCTCTTCTTTCGGTTCCTTCTCCTCGCACGGGATACCGTATTTTTCCTCAAAGTACTGAGGCTTTACCTTGTAGTGTTGCAGTACCATTTCCTCGTAAGCTTTCTGCTGTTCGGGCGTGTAGTCAATGGAGTAGTCCCAATCGAAGCGCAGCCCTTTAACAGGGAACCCGTGGCGCACCATGCGCGGAATGAGCTGGTTGTTCACTATATCCCGAAGCATATCACAGTCGCTTTCCACGAGGTTCTGGAACACTTCAAGGTGCGTTTCCGACTGTGATAGGCTGCTTCCGTCCTCGATGGTCATCGTCTGCCCGATGATAAGCTTTGACAGTTCGGAGTTGGCCCGATCGATACGCTTGTCATAGACATTGAATGCGTCCCCCTTGCCGCTTTCCACAAATTCGATTTCGGTTTCCATTCCTGCCACCATGGAGAGGGCGGTTCCGGCTTCACGCAACATCTTGTCGAGACGGTCAATCTCTTTCTGATCGCGCGAAGTGGTGCGTGCTATACGCATGGGCATTCCGAATATTTCCCCGAAGGTGTCCCAAAAGGCCAGCATGTTCTTTTTGGGAATAGTCTGTGAAGCAGCCTTGAGATACAGCCCGAGGTCGTCGGGCCTACCTGCCTCAATGAGCCAGTCGGAAAAAGGAGGCTGGCGGTAGTCTATACCTGTAGTCCAGTCCTGCCCGAGGTCGGTAATGACACGCCCATACTCAGGAATGACATGTTTGCGCGGAATAAGCTTCACATCCGAATAACAGATGCAGCCGTCGCCGTCAGTGCAAAGGTCGCCCAATTCGATGAGCGAATGTCCCCAGTAGATTGAATCAAGTGCATAGCGCATGAGCTGCTTGAACCAGGACTGGTCAAAGAAGTGAACCGCTTCCTCGTTCTCATCCCCTTTCATATCCACGATTTTGAAAGAACGTGCCATGACAAAACCTCTGCGCTGCTCCACACACCCGGAGAGGTGAAGGTCTATTTCCGCGTCCCGGTAGATGTCGTACAGGCGCTGGCGGCTGGGACTGTCCACATTGATGGCATACTGCCAGGCATCGCGCCAGTTCTTGATGTCCTTCCGGGTGAGTGCATCGGTGGTGCGTTGCAGGTCGATGACCATTTTCTGCACCCGCTTGATGTCTTTCCCCTTGGCCAGATTAAAATTGCCGTATGGCGTTTGCAGTACGTTTTTCGGTTTATTGGAAAACATACCGCTGAAAAAGTCTTTAATATCCATAATCCTACCAGTTATGATGAAGCTGCTTCTGACAGCTGTAAACAAATGAATTTCCGGACGGAAGCCCATCTTCTCCGACAGCCAAAGGCAAATCAGGGACAATTTTTCCGGCCTGTACGCCTTCAAGCCACTTGATGGCCCGTTCATACCGTTCCTTGCGTATCTCGCTTCCCATCTTTTGCGGCATGGCTGCACTCATGTGGTAAAGTGAAATGTCGCAGGTGTACATGACAATGAGGCGGTTCCGATGTTCATCCTGTGCAGAGAAAATGGCCGTACAGTCGTATTTCGGCCGTAGATAACCGGCAATTTCTTCCCGGGCTTCCGCTTCTGCATTGGTACGGTTTTCCGGGCTTACCTGCGAGATAACCTTCAATGCGTTGTCGCCGATGACAACTTTGTAATCTTCTTCTGTAATGAACATGACTTTACTTTCATTTAGTGATGAACAATGCCATTTTTTCTATATCCCGGATAGTGGTTCCCTTGCGGAAACGGTGGCGGTGAATCAGTTCACAGATGTTCCTTTTGGGGACAACTTTCAGTTTGCCACCCATATACAGGACGTAGTACTTTCTTCCGTAGAGCTTGGCGTACTTGCAAGCACGGGCAACGGCACGTTTATAGCGCCATGCAAAAATCATTCTTTTAATCAGCTGTATCATGTTACCATATATTTTTGGCGGTCGGCCTTTTACCGAACACCGGTTGAAAACTCTCCTGCCTTGAATTGCGCTGCAGCATCCAGATGGCTCCCTCGTCGGCATCCGGTGCATCATCGTGAATACGGCTGCCACGCTCCAGTGCCAAGGTCTGTTCGATTCCGGTCTGCATATCCGGCGATTCTTTCAACTTCTCATTGTAGAATACGAAACCGCGTTCCCATAATGGTGACACCGCTTCGATGCGCTGGAGCTTGTCCGGTTTCTTTCGTTTGTCCGGCATGATGGGCAGTTGGTATCCACGCAGATTCCCTTCTGCCTCAAACTCATCCAGAATGACATCCTGCATGAAGTTCGCTTCCATAAAGAACTGGACGGCTGCCGTATCACGTGTACGCTCGTAGAGGTCGTAAAGCCACCGTACCATTCCTGAAACGGTATCCTGCCGGACGTAACAGTCTATAAGGTGCAGTTCCTTCCCAATCTTGCCCCAAAGGCGGCAAGCCTTGTAGTCGTTGGAAGTGGTCGATTTGAAAGAGGGGTCGGTATAGCAGACCAGCATTTCATACTTGGATAGCCTGGGCAGTTTCTTGTAACGAATCCAGTCTGCCCGAAAAATAGTTCCGTCCACGATGGGGTTGTGCATCATCTCCTTTTCCCATGCCCGGTAGCCTACGAAATCCCTGTATTCCTGCGCCTCTTCTTTCGTCCATTTTTCGCGCCATACCGGTTCTCCGTTCTTGTCTATTGCCTTGATGACGGATACATGTACCCCTTTTGTCTTGGTGAGATTGGCCAGCACCGAGTTTTTAGAAATGAGGTTCCCGACCATGATAAAACGCCCCCGGCCCACATCCAGTGCACCAAAAAGGGCTTCTTTCACCCAGTCTGTAATGTCATGCACCCGTTTCTCATTGCGGCACAGTTCGTCGTCATCCAAGTCATCGATGACGATGTAGTCCGGACGTGCTTCCCGGTCTCGCAAACCACGTGGAGACTGTCCGCGTCCGCAAGCCAGGAATTTCACCCCGTTGGCCGCCTTGAACTCCCCATCCTGCCAGGAGGCATTCCCCTGCTGCTTGCCGAAGTCGGCAATGATGCGCTGGTTATGTTCCAGTTCTGCCTGAATATCTCCCAGCAGACGTGTGGCTGAGTCCTCACTTTTGCCGACCACCACCATGAAGTTGATGAGACGTTTGGGCTGGAACATCAGCCACAGCGGAACAAAAATGTCCATGTGTGTGGACTTGGCATGGCCACGCGGCCACATGAATACCGCTTTCAGGTTGGGTGTGCCTTTTACTTTAGCCGCTGCCGCATTGTGGAACGGTGCATTGTGGATGGTGCGTATGACTTCCCCGGTGGTTTTGTCACGCAAGGTGAGAAAGTGGGGGAAGTAATATTCACAGAACGCGGCATAGTTACCCTGCAGACGCAGAATACGCCTGTCCTTTTGTGCCGGTGTCTCGCCCGCGAGCAAAGCCGTATCCGTGATGGACTGCACTCTTTTACAGTGTTCCTTCCACTGTTCGTATGCCTGTTTCTTTTCCGCTGCTGTTGCCATAGCCGTTTTATTTTATGCCCATCTGTTCGGTGATATACAGATCCTGGTACTTGTTGATTGCCCTGACCAGTTCCGGAGTCACTTCCGGGTCGATGGTTGAACGGTATTCAATCCATTTGGAGAATGCCATGAACACTTCAATGACATCCACTACGTTGGCCTTCTTGTCTAACTTTTCAATCACCGCCGAAAGTTTGGCCAGTTTGTCCCCGAGACCAGCTACAAGTGCAGGGTCGTTCGATTCGTTGACTTGAGTAATGAGTGTATCAATGGTGAGCAGGAGTTTGTTCACCAGTTCCGGCCGGGTGACGTTCTTTGCCGCCCTTGCCTCTTTCCATCCGTCAGCCGTGCACCATTTTGAGATGGTGACGCGTGACACGTCCACTTTCTCCGCAATTTCAGTCTGTTCCATGCCGGAAAGGAACAGTGAGCGTGCAAGAGATTTTTTCTTTTCGATTTCTGCCTTTGTCATATAATAAAGAATATAGGGTTAAAGGCAGGCTTCGGAGTCCCTTGCACCTGCCCGATTTATTCGCAAAGTTGTCCGCTTATCAGCTTGCAGCCAAAATAATGTGCAACGGTTTCATAGAAGTGTGCAACCATTGCACACTTTTTTGGCTTCCCGGTAAGTGCTCTGTAATATTGCAGCGCCAATGCATAAAGGCGTGGCATGAGAAAATGAGTAAACGTGTAAGAATTTCAAACGACAGCCTGAACAGCTACGGAAGCCGTGTGTTGACATCGGGCATGAGTGTGGAGCAGTATTGCCGAAACCCGGTACTGCTGTACATGCACCAACGCGGAAACGTGATTGGTTATGTGAAGGACCTTCGGGTAGAGGATGGTGAAGTAACCGGGGAACTGGTGTTTGACGAAGCGACCGACCTCAGTAAAAGATGCAAGAAACAGTTTGAATTCGGCAGTCTGAGAATGGTGAGTGCCGGAATAGACATTCTGGAACTGAGTGACCAGCCCGAACATTTGCTGCAGGGGCAGACCAGCCCGACAATAACCAAAAGCAAGCTGTATGAGGTATCACTGGTGGATGTAGGTTCCAATGATGATGCCATCGTACTGATGAAGGATGGAAAACAAATCACATTGGGAAAGGATGGTGATTGTCCTTTGCCACTAATCAATAACCAAAAAACAACAGAAGAAATGGAACTGAAACTTTTGGCCCTTCAATTGGGGCTGCCGGAAACGGCAACGGAGGCTGATGTTAATCAAGCCTTAAATGAACTGAAAGCAGCCAAGGCAGAGAATGATTCCCTGAAGCAAGAAAACGGGAAGCTGACTTTGGCCCGTATCACTGGTCTTGTAGAAAAGGCAGTGGTGGAAAAGCGTCTGGGAGAAGACAAGAAGATACAGTTTATCGAACTTGGCAAGAAGGTTGGTGTCGATGAACTGAAGAATGTGCTTGATGCCATGCAACCACAGGTGAAGATTTCCACTGTATTGAGCTATCAGGGCGGCAAGCAGCAGGCACAGCCGTCCACCTATGCCAAACTGAGCGATGTCCCGAGTGATGCGCTGCTTGAAATGCGCGAGCATAACCCGGAGGAGTACAAGCGCCTGTACAAGGCTGAATACGGCATGACCTGTGAAATTTGAAAACCTTTAAAATGAAGAAAATGGGAAAAATTGTAATGCTTTTGACGGCACTTCTGTTCAATACGCTGACAGGTGTCGTGTGTGCTTCGGTATTGGGATTCTCTCCGGTGGCCGGAGCTGTGGGAATGAATGCGGTGGCAGCCTTTATGGGAATGGCCCCGCAAAGTACTTCAATACTCCGTGAAGGGGTTTATACGGAAATCTGGACAGGGGAACTTGTTAAGGTGCTCCGTGCCGGACTGGAAGGAACCTGGCTGTCAGGAATCCCCGACCAAAGCAGTATCGTGAATAACGATGTGATTCACCTGGTAGAAGTTGGTGTAGATCCGGATGTCTTGATAAACAATAAAACCTATCCGATTGATGTGCAGGCTTTGGAAGACAAGGATATTGCCATCAAGCTGGACAAATTCCAGACCAAGGCTACGCCGATTACAGACGATGAGCTTTATGCCATCAGCTATGACAAGACCGCCCGTGTGAAAGAGGGACATGCCAACAGTATCAATGATGCGAAGTTTACCAAGGCGGCCCATGCGCTTTGTGCGAACAAAAATACGGAAACTACTCCGGTGCTTAAGACTACCGGCGAGAAAGATCCGGCTACAAACCGTCTGCGCCTTACCGTGAATGACCTTGTGGAAATGAAGCGTGCCCTTGACAACCTGCGCGTACCGTCAGACGGCCGCAGACTGGTGCTTTGCCCCGACCATGTGAATGACCTGCTGCTGACCAGCCAGGCATTCCGTGAACAGTACAATATTGACCGCAACAGCGGCAAGGTAGGTAACCTTTACGGCTTTGAAATCTACGAGTATGGCAACAACCCGCTTTATACTACAGCCGGAGTGAAGAAGGCATTGGGTACAACGGCAGAAGCCGGTGAATTTCCGTGTTCATTTGCCTTCTACAAACAGAGGGTTTTCAAGGCAACAGGTTCTACCAAGATGTATTATTCCGAGTCAAAGAATGACCCGTTGAACCAGCGTAACCTGATTAACTTCCGCCATTACTTCATCTGCATGCCCAAGAAAGAGGATGCCGGAGTGGTAATGATGAGCGGCTATCAAGCATGATGATTATGGCAAAGTTGAAATATCTGGTAATACACTGTACGGCAACCCCGGAGGGGCGTGAGGTATC